ATGCTCGTCGAGTTCTCCGTCACCAACTTTCGTTCTATCCGTGATGAGCAGACGATATCGCTTGTAGCTAATGCTGGGCGGGAGTTTAGGGAGACGCACGTAGTTCAGTCACCCGCACCAGCCACGCCAGATGTACTGCGTTCAGCGATCATCTACGGAGCCAACGCCTCGGGCAAAAGTAATCTTCTTCGGGCAATCATCACCTTGGAGAGGCTTGTCGCCCGGCCGCTCAGTGGCTCGCGTGACAGCAAATTGCCGTTCCATCCATTCCTGATGGACGATATCTCTGCGCTTAGACCTACTGTCTTTCAAGTAACGTTCATCGAAGAGGGCGTGCGGTATCAGTACGGTGTGAGCTACAACTCAGAGCGGATACTTACAGAGAGCCTGTACGCTTTCCCTGAGGGTCGGGCTCAGCGATGGTTCGACAGGTTCATTTCCGAATCAGGAGAAGAAATTTTCCAGTTTGGCAATGCGTTAAAGGGTCAGAAGAAGGTTTGGCAAGACGCCACGAGGCAAAACGCCCTGTTCTTGTCAACTGCTGTAAAGCTTAACTCAGAACAATTGCAGAAGGTCTTCTCTTGGTTTGATGACCGGGTGCAGTTGATTATGCCCTTCGCCCGAGTTGGTGAAAACTATACTGCGCATTCTTCGCTAGAGAGTGCGGTGCGAAAGAAGAGGGTGATGGAGTTCTTGGCGCAAGCCGATTTAGGTATTAGCGATTTTGTAGTGGTGGACCAACCATACGATGTTTCTTCTTTGCCGGATGACGCCCCAGAGAGCCTGCGCCAGTTCGTTAGTGAGTCCCTCAAGGATCAAACGGTTCAAGAAATTAGCTTCTTGCATAGGACATCTAGGGGCAACGAGGCGTCGCTAGATTTACGCCAAGAATCCGGTGGCACGCAGAAGCTGTTTGCATTAGCCGGCCCATTGATTGACACGCTTGAGAATGGGTACATCCTGTTGATCGATGAGCTTGATACTAGCTTGCATCCGTTAATGCTTAAGTATTTGGTCAGGCTATTTCACGATCCCGAGATAAACAATCGAGGGGCTCAGATCCTTTTCACTACGCACGACACTAATGTCATACCGCTATTTAGAAGAGATCAAGTGTGGGTGATGGAGAAGAACGAAAATCTGGAAAGCTTTTTGGTTCCTGTTTCAGATTTCAGTCCGCGCGCAAGTGAGAATATAGAGCGAGGTTACTTGGATGGCCGGTTTGGCGGTGTGCCAGTTATCGGTCGACCTCAATTCTGGGATCTAAAGGGGTGATCGATGAAGCCGGCGAAAATAAAGGACCTTCGTCGTCGTCCGCCTGCTAGAAATGTCAACAAGACGATTTTGATCGTTTGTGAAGGGGCTAAGACGGAACCCTACTACCTTCGGGAAATGGTAAGGGATTACGGGATCCACGGCGAGGTGGAGGTGACCGGTAACTGCGGCTCTGCACCAATCTCGGTCGTTGACAAAGCCATTGAGTTGTTTGGCGAAGCGCCCAGGTATGATTTCGTTTATTGCGTTTTTGATAGAGACACTCACTCTACTTTTAAAGATGCTGTTGCCAAAGTGCGTGGTCATCAGCTTGTGAGGATGGAGAAGGGTGTCGTAGCCCACAAGGCCGATTTCATCCCGATTACTTCCACGCCTTGTTTCGAGTTCTGGATCTTGCTCCACTACTCGGCTTCGGCTGCGCCAATGCAAAATTTCACCGCATTGCTTCCAAAGCTCAAAAAAATTCCCGGTTACCAAGCTTATAACAAAGGTATGCCAAGGCTTTACGAGCTATTAAAGCCGCTGACAGATGTTGCAATTGCGAATGCACAAACCGTCCGCACTGCCGCGCTCGCGAATGGTTCTCCCAATCCTCTGACCGACATGGATATCCTTGTCGGCGACCTTGGTAGGCTGAGAAAGAGATTTTAGACTCTTATCTGTCTGTGCCTAAATTTATTGTTGGAATAGCATGGTGTAAGCATATGAAAAGACTGCCGAAGGTGCGCGCATACTCTGTAAGGGCTGATACGATAAAAGGGAGGGGGGCTGAAGTCTTGGTTTTTGACGAGAGTTCAGCTGGGGCCGAACTGCAGATCGACGTTCCTAATTCAAATAAGGTTAGTAAATATCTGGGCTGGTCCGATGTTGAAGTGCATGCGAGGGGGGACGGGTTTGAGGTGAAGCCGCATGGGCGGATGACGGAGTATGTGGACGATACTCACCCTTCTTGGTCATTCATCTCCAGAAGATATAAGGTTATTCTGAAGCATATAGACGATACGCGTTATCAGGGTGAGGACTGAATCCGTTAGGCAAAGGAGTATGGCCGTTATCGCTAGAATCTAAGTTTGGATACAGCACTGTTGTCGCCATCCGGAGTAAGGTGGGCGTAGTATTTTTCTGTGGTGGAATAATCGGCGTGCCCTGCTAGCATCTGGACTCTCCGAAGTGGAACGCCACCCATCACCATGTGCGCGCAGAATGTGTGGCGCAACCTGTGCAAATGACCGCCCACTCCCGCAGCTTCCGAATCTCTCTTGAACCAGTCCGACACGGTGTCTTTGTGCACCGTGACAATCGGATCCGGTAGGCGGCGCAACGCCCACCTCGCATAGCGGTTGAGAGGAACCTCGCGCCACGTGCCAGACTTTGTCCTGCCTTCCCCGTTCTCGTCCGGCTCGCTCTCCACTAGCAGGCGACCAGCGACAATCGAGCTTTTCTTCAACCCGATGATCTCGCCCCGCCGCAGCCCGGTGTGGGCCATGAATAGCCACAGCGGCGCCCGAGTAGGGTTTGCCCGATACAGCTGGCGCATCGCCGCCCGGTCATAGAACTTGACTGCTACGCTCCGCACGCCGCGAGGCGCCTTCACTGAGGACAGCGGGTTCACGTCCAGCTCCTTCCATTCGACGCCGCGATTGAATGCCGCCTTCAGCCGTCGAATCTCCTTCCCCACGGTTTCCTTAGCCGCCTTGTCGTCCAGCAACCTGGAGCGCTTGTACTGCTCGACCTCGACCGCTCGGATGCTGTCGATCGGCCGGTGGCCGAACCGCTCAATGAAGCGCTTCACCTCGCTCCTGGCCTTCGAAATCGTGGTCGGGTGCTCGGCCTCGTACCAGTCCAGATACCACTCAAGGTAGTCGCGGACCTTGGGCAGGCGCGCCAAGATCCGGACCCCATGGGTCAACTCTGCTTCTTTCGCGGCACGAATTCTCTCCGCCTCACGGGCGTCAGGTTGCCCAATGGACCGGCGAAAGCGCTCGCCGCCTTCCGCCCAGTCGAGGTAGGCCTTGCTGCCGCGCCAGTAGAGTCGAACCTTTGCCATTCCTCTGCACCTTCGATCGCGGCATAGAGCGCCGCTTTTTCGTACAACTGCTTTCCCATGAAGCGGCGGGGCGTGAGCCCGTAGCCCATGGCGTTCTTCCTGAACTGGCTGTTGGAGACGCCGCAATAGTGGGCGGCTTCCTCGACGGTGAGCCAGTCTTTCCCTGACAGGTCGAGCCTTTCAGCGGCGCCCATTGGCTCCTCCTGCGGCCTGCCTCCTGGCCGGCGCTTGCTCCGCGAGGCTGAGGTTGAACTGCAGAACGTTGTCGGTGACGGTCGGCAGGGCTGGCGCCCGCGCGCTGCGGGCCGGGCGGTTGAGTCGGCGCCAAGCCTCAATGGCCTTGTCGGGATCGGCATGCTTGCTGGTCGACCTGCAGGCGCACTCGACCAAGTGGCCGCCGCCGGCGGAGGCGCAGCGCTTGTCGTGGATGTGGCGCGCGCGGTGGCCGGCGGTGCAGTTCGGCAACCCTTCCGGGTGGCTGATATGTTCCTGGGTCATGGCTTGTTGCATTCCTCGATGTGGGCCTGGAGCTTTTCCAGAAGGAAGGCGGCTTGCGCTGCACGGTGGCGGCGGTCGTAGGAGTTGAGGTTGGCCGGCGCATCCCTGAGCCACTGCAGTGGCTGGACCAGCCAAGCTGGGTCAAACGGGAGTAGGGCGCGCGGTTCGACCTTCTTGTCAGGCGGGAAACAATCCGGGCCGGCCCAGTCTTCGCTCATGCCACAGCGCGTGCACACGCGCCGCTGGAAGTCGTGGTCCTTCTCTGGCTGGGGTACGCGCGGTGTCTCGAACAGGGCGCGGACCACGAGCCCACGCTGGTGGGCGGCGTAGACGTGGCCTGCGTCCGCCTGCATCCAGCAGCCAGGCTGGTGATCGTCCTTGTGGCGGTATTCCCAGCGCACTGGCTGAGCGGTGAAGAGCGCTTTCAGCAGGGTGTCGGCCCAAGCCCGCACCTGGTCGACGGCAACGGGACCGCTGGCGGGGTCGATGCGTCGCATGGCAGAGACAACCGCGGCGACAGGCGACGATGCCTTGGTGGCCTCGACAGCTGTGGCCGGGGAAATGGGCAGTGGTGCGGTCATACGAACAGTTCCAGTTGGGCCGGCAGTGCCAGTGCGCGCGGCGGAGCTGGCAGTGGGGAGGGGGCAGTGGCACGCATACGCGCGCGCTGTGCAGCGTTGAAGGCGAACCAGAAGCCGAGACCGTGCCGGCGTGCGCGGCATTCGGTCATCAGCACGCGCGCTGTGTGCTTCGCCTGCGCAGCGGTGAGCAGCTGGTCAGCCATGGCAGCTCTCCGTGCGCCACGGCATGGCAGAATGCCGACGAGTCCACAGGGGGATCAGGGAATGAGCTGGTGGAAAGGCTTTAGCACGTGCTCGGGCTTGGGGGTCGACGGCTGTGTCGTCTGGTGGGACGGCTGGGCGGTTGTTGTCGCGACGCTTGCCGTCTTTGCGTCGGTGTTTCTCGGCATCGCTACGCTTCGGCTCGGCCGCCAGGCAAACCGCCTTGGGCGCGTGTCCGTAAGACTGGGCAGAGCTGCCAATCGAGCTGCAAACTTGGCCGTAAAAATCGCGTCGGAGGAATCGAAAGCCCGTGCCGACCAAGAGCGGGCTCGCCGATTGCTGGTCCTCATTCAAATACGTGCCGAGGCGGCATTGGCCCGTGGCATCTTGAAAGGCACGTTGGACGCGATGCTCGCTGAGGGCGCAGAACGACAGTTTTTGGCAGACCCTGGCTTCCGTAGCCGAATACGAGGCTCCATACTTCTGCAGAGATTCCCGGTGGCCGAGTCGCTCAGCGATCGGCTGCATTACATCGGCCATCCGGTTGCCGGACACCTGGCTGCCGGTATGGCGATCATCCAGAATTGGGCACGCATATTTCCAAACGCTGAGGCGTTGGCTGGCGTTCCGGCAGACAATGATTGGGGCACCACTATGAAGGTCGTGCAGCTCGTGCATGGCCATATCACACAAGTTGATAATGCTTGTGATGCGGCCGCAGTGGAGGCGGGAATCGTGCCGGCCGAGTGAACGGCTGCGATAAGGGTCGCGCCAACGGGTCATGAGTGCGCCTCCTTGATATCGGTGATCTGCTGGCCGCCGAGCGCTGCGCGGAACTCCCACCGCTCGGCTTCGTTGGCGTAGTAGGCGGAGCGCTGCAGGCGCTCGCGCTCGGTGAACTGGGTGTCGTGCAGCGCGTGGTCGGCGGCCTCGCGGTTGGCCTTGGCCATGCGGACGGGGTCGTCCTTGAAAATGTCGAGCTGGTTGCGCACGCGACCTCCGTGGGTGGATTGCCGGCTGTTGGAACCCGGCCGGCGCGGGTTCCCTGCGCTACAGGGGGAGAGCGCAGGGCAGGGGACGGTGGCCGGGAACGAACCCGCGGCCACGTGGTACGCGCTTTGCCGGATACTTTGCGCTGTAGTGGTTCACCTGACTTTTCTGCGCCAACGGTGCATGCGAGCATCGAGGCCCAACAATCCAAGGAAGGCCGCATGAGCGTCAGTTCCGCTGAATCCCCGTCTGCCAATGAGATACCAGGGCCTATCCGTGGATTTAAGGAGATTGCGGATGCGGTCGTTGCCCTCGCGGCGTTCGCTACCGGCCCGGCGATACTCTTTCTCGCGATGGACCCACTTGTTGCCTACGTGCCTGGAATCTCTGCGGAATGGGCGACGTTCTTTCTGGCGGTCGCGGCTATCGCCGTGCCGTCCTGCCCTGCCATCAGCTTCATTACTGGATTTAGACCGCAGAGAACGGACAGCAAAGCATCGAAACGTCGTCTCTGGGCCATTCTGTCCATCTTGGTCCTTTCGCTGGTGTTGAACGTTTCCGCAATCGTGTGGAATGACCGTGCCAAAGAGCATCGGCGCAAGCTCGATCAGGTGGCCACGCAGCAAAAACAAGCTGATATCGAACGGGATCGGGCAGCTCTTGTGCAGGCTGTTTCTGCTGCGGTTGAAAAAGGGCTTCGCGACGGAGGGAAGTGCTCGCCGTAGCAGGCAACAATCTGAGACAGATGTAGCGCGCTGAGCCTTGCAGTGGTGGGGGAGGGCGGCGCTCATGCTGCGACGCCTTGGAGCGCGGCGCGCAGCTGCTTGGCTGCTGCCTGCAGCTGGTGTGCGTGCTGCTCCGCTTCGTCCGCGGTGAGGTGCAGGCGGGCAGCGCCCATGTCTGCGATGACGCGTTCGCTGACGTGGTCAGCGGTGACGTTCATCTCTGCCGATCGACAGCCGAGGGAAAGGGTGGCCATGCGTGATCTCCTGCGCCCTGCCCCGGGATGGGGTGGTGTTGGGCGACTCGAGAATACGTTAGTCGACAACTAATCGTTAGTCAACAGCTATCAGCTAACGTTTTCACGAATGCGGTGTTGTGTGACATCCCGCATGCTACGGTCTCGCATCTACTTGGGAGGGACGTACGGCTATGGAGTGGGCTTTTACAGGGGTTACGCTCTTTTTCGGGGTTCTGGGCCTTGTACTGGCTGTGCTGTGGATATTCGTTCCATTCGCGATCTTCGGGATGAAGCCCCTGCTGCAGAGCATTCTCACCGAGCTTCGCAGGGCCAATGCGCTCGCGGAGGCGCGCGCTCCTAGTGGTGTAGCGGTGCCGTCCAAAGCAACTACCGAGGCGGCCCCGGAGCCCAAGGGCACCTTGGCGACCATTCGCGCCGCCATTCGACAAGCTGATCGCGCCTGATCCTAGATAAACAGAAGGCCCCGCTAAAACGGGGCCTTTGCTGTTGCGGCGAGCTGGGTTTGCCCTAGAACTTCCGCAGTCCTGCGTGGATCAGTGCCTTCCCTAGGATGCTCACGTCGCCCGGATCCGGACGGTAGGCCGGGAAGTCGGTGTTGACGCTTACAACGTAGAGACCGTCGCCGCGCTTCTGCAGCATCTTGATCTGCGTCTCGCCACCGATGTTGATCAGGTAGTAGTCGTCACCGTCGAAGTAGTCACAGCTAGTGTCGATCCAGACAATGTCGCCGTCTTCCAGCTTTGGCCGCATCGACGGCCCGCGGCCGGTGATAATCTGGATGCGACCAGGCTTGGGTAGGTAACCGAGCTTCCTGCGGACTTCCCATTCTGCGACCTCAATGGTCTTCACCACCTCTGGGTAGTCCTGGTTGACCATCCCTGCGCCCATTCCCGCACCCCCTTCAAACAAGTCGAAGCGAACATAGCCGGGTGGCGTCTCATTCTCCGGGATTGGTGAGACGGACGCCTGTCCGTCTTCACTCCACTGGGGCCGGTCCATCCAACCATGGTCCTTCCCCAGGGCGCTGCTGATCTTCCTGGCCACGTCGTCGCCGATGTACTTCCCGCCGAGTAGCTGGGACACGTACGACGCGGACAAGAAGCCCCCTAACTGGGCGCCTTGATCCCGGCGCCCCTTGATGCCCTTCATTTCAAGGGCGTCGATCAGGTGGCGAAAGTTGCGGCTGCGGATCTCTCGAATGTCCATCACGGCAGGTTAGCTAGTAACTAATCGAATTCGTGCAGCTGTCAGCTTGCAATAAGTCGTTAGCTGTGGACTAATGGCCGGCATGGACATGTCAGCCCTCGATAGAGCAGTTCAGTCGGCAGGTAGCCAGCAGGCTCTTGCTCAACTTCTTGGCATCAAGCCGCCGTCGGTATCCGGTTGGTACGACCGCTGTCGCGTTCCAGCAGAACGTTGCATCGCAATCGAGCTGGCGACTGGGGTCTCCCGTCACCAGTTGCGCCCAGACGTGTTTGGGCCAGACCCGGCGGGATCCCAAGAGGAGGAAGTCGTGCAGTTGCGCGCAGAGATCGACAGCCGCATCACCAAGCGCGCGCTGCGCGCCAGGCTCGGTATGGACAGCGATAAGCACCTGGCGACCCTGCTGCAGCTTCCCTTGGAAGAGGTAGAGGCTTGGCCGGAAGAGGGCGTCCTGCCCGCACTGCCCCAGATTGAGCGCCTGCTCGGCGTTGAGCCACAGGCTGCTGCTGAGCCAGCGAACGAGGATCTCGACGCGAATCGTATCGGCCCGGTCGACACCGCCTGAAAGGCCGTCACTGGCCGTCGTCCCTGACTTGTTGATCTCCATGGCGCCCATCGTGCGCCACCCGGGCCCAGCCCGAAACCTTGAAACACAGCCTTCCCCAAGGTGACCCATGACCTGCCGTACATCCGCAATTAACTGGCTCGACGTTCTCTACAACTCCGTGCGTAAAACGCCCGGTGGTGTTGCGGATGCGGCCGCATTCCTGGCCGACCGCCGCGGCAAGTCCATGCACCCGGAGACGCTGCGCGCGAAGTTGCGCGGGCTGGAGGGCGAATCGGTAACGCTGGAAATCGCCGAACTGCTGACCGAGTGGATGCAGGAGAAGGCGGGCGGCAGCGACTACGCCCTGGACTGGATGCAGGCGCTGGCAGGCCAGTTCGGCATGGCGGTGGCTACCGTGCCGCCGCCACCGGAGGGCGGCTGGTCGGACGAGATTGGCGCCATCCAGACGAAGCTGCTGGAGATCACCACGCGGGTAGGGCGCTTGTCCGGCACCGCTGTGGAGGCGATGACCGATCGCCACATCGACAGCGACGAAGCGAAGCTGATGGTGGAAGAGGCCAACTCGCTGATCACGATGGCGCACCGGCTGATCCGCAACGTGTCGCGCGCTGCTGCCAAGGGGAGGGCGCGTCGATGAATCATCCGGCCCGAGCAACCGACCTCAGCACCAGTCACGAGGCCGCACAGTACGTCGTTCAATCCGGCTTGCAGGGTGACCAGCAGGCCGCAGCAGCGTCCGCCGTGAAGCGCCATCCCGGCCTCACCAGCAATGAACTGGCCCAACAGACCGGCATGTGTCGTTACGTGCTCGCGCGCCGGCTGCCCGAGCTGGCAGAAACCGGCCGTGTTTGGCGTGGCCCGAAAAAGCCCTGCTCCGTCTCGGGCCGCAGCGCCTGCACCTGGTGGCCAGTGGCGCCGGGCGAAAACATGACGCTGGGGCTCTGACATGTCGACCATCATCATGTCGCAATGCTGGCCGCTGCAGGGCCTGAGCGTCACGCAGAAGGCTGTGCTGATCTCGCTGGCTGATCAGGCCAACGACGACGGTGTGTGCTGGCCGGCGGTGGGCACCATCGCCGCGCGCTGCTGCATGTCGGCGCGCGCTGTGCGGACGGCAATGGATCATCTGGAGGCCGTCGGCCTGCTGACCCGTGACCGCCGGTTCAACAGCAGCACGGTCTACAAGGTCACTCCGGCCAACTTCGATAAGGCCGCTGCGCCGTCGAAGGCTGGCCGCAAGTCTGGAAAAGCAGGTACTGCAGCGGGCGCAGGGGCTGCGCCCAGTGCAGGGGGTGCGCCCGCTGCAGGAGGGGATGCGCCCCATGCAGGGGGGGTGCACCGGGCGCAGGTCCAGGGGTGCGCCCCGTGCCGCCTAACCGTCATATAACCCTCAAGGAACCGTCAGGAGAACCGTCATCTCCGGCGGGCCTGACGGCCGCGCCGCCGGTGGTGGATTCCGAGACGGATCTGCAGGCTGCCTGCCGGGCCACCTGGACGGCTTACGCCACCGCCTACCGCGAGCGCCACAGCGTCGCGCCGGTTCGCAACGCGAAGGTCAACGCAAACGTCCGGCAGATCGTGCAGCGGCTCGGCCACAGCGAGGCCACGCTGGTCGCCGCGTGGTTCCTGACCGTCAACGAGCGCTACGTGGTGCAGAACATGCACGACCTGGGCGCGCTGCTGACGAAGTGCGAGGCATACCGCACGCAGTGGGCCACCGGCCGGCAGGTGACCGAAGAGGCCGCGCGGCAGACCGACAAGACGCAAACCAACCTGGGCGCCGCTGACGCGGCCAAGGCCCTGCTGGCACAGCGGAGGGCGGCACATGCTGGGTAATCACGAGCAGGATCGGCTGGTCGATCTGTTGGTGGCCACCGCCGAGGTGATTGGCGATCAGCTCAGCCCGAACGCCGCCGCCTACATGGTTTCGGATCTGGCGCAGTACCCGCTGCCGATGCTGGAGCGCGCGCTGGCGTCGTGCCGCCGGGAGCTGAAGGCGCGGCTTTCGCTGGCGGCGATCCTCGAACGCATCGAGGACGGCCACCCGGCACCGAATGAGGCATGGGCCAACGCGATCCGTGCCGCCGACGAAGGTGCGACCGTGGTGTGGACTGAGCAGACCCGCGATGCGTGGGCGGCGGCGCTGCCGCTGGTGCAGGCGGGCGACAAGATAGCGGCCCGGCCGGCATTCCTGGAGGTTTACACCCGGCTGGTGAAGGAAGCGCGCGCTGCACACCGCACCGCCGCCTACCAGCTGTCCCTGGGAGCCGATGTGTCGGGAAGGGATAGCGTGCTGCAGCAGGCCGTCGCCGCTGGCCAGCTGACGCACGAGCGGGTGGCGGAACACCTTGCACTGGCTCCGGCAACGCCCGCCTTCAACCCGGTGGCGCTGTTGGCTGGCACCGTTGAGGCCTCGCCGACCGCCAATGCCCGAACCCGTCAGCGCCTGGCAGAAATCGCGGAGCTGCTGGGAGACAAGGCCGCATGAGCCCCGATCACTTCAATGTCGAGGTGCGCCCGGTGAGCGAGCCGGTGGCCGAGGCGGGTTGGTATCTGGCCTATGGCTACGGGGTGAAGCCGCTGGTGATGTACGCCTCGCGCGGGATGACGGTGTGGCGCGACGGCATGCGCCGGATCCCGATCACCCGCTATGCCGGTCCGATCCCGGAGCTGCGCTGATGTGGTCGAAGGCACCACCGCCGACCAGGGAAGAAGCGGTCCGGATCGAGCTGGCCAAGACGGGACCGTGCATGGCCTGCCTGGCGCTGCAGATGCAGCAGCTACTGGAGCCTGAGCTGGTGGTTTACGGCTGCGACTACAACCACGCCAAGAGTGGGAACGTGCGGCGCGGCCACATGCAGGGCTACGGCCTCTGCAAGTGGCACCACATGCGCCACCCGATGGAGGGCAACACCTTCGCGACGATGCGCCAGATCTACGGCCCGAGCCTGATGGATGGCTCGCGGATCTTCCACGAGACGTACGGCTCCGACGACGAGCTGATTGCAAACCAGACCTACATCAACGAACTGAGGGCGGCAGCATGAAGAAGACGAAGACCATGGCGCCGAGGATCAACCCCCAGGGTGCGCCTCGCGAGCGGCGCATGGATCACAACACCTTTTCCCGACCCAAGCGGTTGAAGGCAGGAACCGCCTTCCGTGGCCCAGCCGAGACGGTGGAGGAGTTCAAGGCACGTGGAGGCCAGGTGCAGCACCTCACGGCCAGCTGGGACCGCGCGGCGTGACCGGTGCCGCACCGAACGACCATCAGGCGCGATCGCGCGCTGCACGAGCAAACCACCAAGGGGAAGGCGCATGGAAATGAGCATGGCACGCGAACTGCTGGCAAGTCGCATGGGGCCGGCCACGCAGAGGTTCGACGCATGCGGCGGCGGCGGACGCCCCGAGCTGACGACGCAGGACATTGCCGCTGCCATGGCGTACGTGCAGGACGGTCTTGGCCGGGAGCTGATGGAGGCGCTGTGGTGGCCAGAGAGCGCTTCTCGCCGCCGCGAGCATCTGCGCAAAGCGGTAATCGGGCTGGTTGCCCCGGAGTTCATCCGGCAGATGCATGGCTTGGCTACCGCACGGACAGAGTTCGGCATCGCCAAGGCATGCATGGGGTGGGGTGGCAGCCAGGTGACGGAGGCGCAGCGGCGCGAACTACAGAGGACCGAGAACGCGCTGGATGAGGCGCGCGCTGCAGCCTGGCCGAACAACACCATGGAGCAGCTTGGGGTACTGGCCGGCGCAGTGATTGCGGAAATGGCCAGCTGCGGCTGCTGCAAGTCCTGCGAGGGCACGCGGGTTCAGGCCGCGCCGACGGGGAGTGGTGTCGTTGAATGCGAGGTATGCGGCGGCATGGGGTTGGAACAGCTCAGCGGGCGCAAGCGCGGGGTGGCGATCGGCGCTGACGATGCGGCGTATCGACGGTTCTGGCGCCCGGTATACGAGTGGATGCTTGAGCGCATGCGTAGTGCGGAGCATGTTGCCGCGGAGCAGTTTTCGAGGGCGCTGAATCGCGCCGCTTAGTGAGGACTTGCAGGGTCCGCAGATTGGCGGGCAAATTGACCACCATCCAGACGCAAGCCCCGGCCCAGCCGGGGCTTTTTCGTTGCAGAGGGCTTTAGCAGCTCTCCAGGGCGTCAAAGATCTCGGAACGAGCTTGCAGGGCGGATTTCTCAGAAGGATAGGCCTCCGACAACGTGACGCCGGCGACAATGATGTTGACCTGATAGCGACTGCTGCCAGCTTGCGGTCCGCAATCAACTACGTCGCTGATTGCACTGATGTGAGCAAGGCGGATGGTGTAAGCGGCGAAGTCGGTGAAATCGTCGGCGGTCATGCCCAATGGTCCGTTCTGAATGAGTGCCCATCGTGCGCCATGGGCAGCACAAGCACAAAGAAAAGCTGCAGAGATTCCATGAATTCCACGCCCCACTCTGACCGGGGCGTTCTCTTTTTCGGAGGCGCCATGGCGCAGATCGCACCCCAACAGGCTGGCGGCGTGAACGCCGTGGCCTTCCTCGACATGCTGGCCTGGTCCGAAGGTACGGACAACGGCAAGCAGCCGACCAAAGACCGTGGCTACGACGTGATCGTTGGCGGGCAGTTGTTCAAGAGCTACGCCGACCATCCGCGCGTGCTGGTGGACCTGCCGAAGCTCAAGATCCAGTCGACCGCAGCCGGCCGCTACCAGCTGCTCCGCCGCTACTACGACGCCTACAAGAAGACCCTTGGCCTGAAGGACTTCACGCCACTGAGTCAGGACTTGATCGCGTTGCAGCAGATCCGGGAGCGCCGCGCGCTGCCGCTGATCCTGGCCGGGAATATCCCCGAGGCCATCAAGGCGGTCAGCAACATCTGGGCGAGCCTGCCTGGCGCTGGCTATGGCCAGCACGAACACAAGCTTGCCGACCTGTTGGCCGTGTACCGCATGGCCGGCGGAATGGTGGCGCCATGATCGGGGTGGACGTGGACTGGCAAGCGATCGGCACCGCCATTGGCGGCCTGATGGTTGGTGCTGGTGGTGTCGCGCTGTGGTGGCGCAAGCAGTTCGTAGAGACAGCCAGGGAAGGAGCCGAGGTCAACGTGATCCAGCTGATGCGCGAGGAGGTGACCCGGCTGGGTGAGCGGGTTGGCCGGATGGAAGCCAGGGAGCTTCGCTTGATCCGCCACATCTACAGGCTTGAAGGGCTAATGCGCGCGGCCAGCCTGGAGCCGCCGCCGTTCGACCCGGACAGCGACACGATCAGGGCAGGAGGCTCCGAATGAACCGCATCGTCATTGCATTCGCTGCATTCGCCCTTTGGTCAGGTGCCATGTTCGGTGCTGGTTGGGTCTCGCGCGGCGATCGCGCTGAGGGCGCCGAAGCCCGGCAGCAGGCCCGCATCAGTTCCGGTCAGGTGCAGCAGGTCAACCAGACCCGTGCCACCGAGCACGCCCAGGCCGAGACACTGGCCACCATTGGAGCAAAGCATGAAGAAGATCGCACTGCGGCCGCGACCGTCCCTGCTTCTGTTGTGGCTGACCTGCGCGCTGGGCGTCTCCAGCTGCGCGACGACCTCGCCACCTGCAGCACCAGCCTCCTGTCCCAAGCCGTCGCCGGCGCCATCGAACGTGATGCGCACGCCGAACTACGAGCAGAGGTTGCGGGAGCTGCTGTTCAAATCGGCCGGGACGCCGACGACCACGTCCGCGCCAGCCAAGCAGTGATCGCGGCGGACCGGCAACCGGTGACGCAATGAACCGCCGAGTGCTCGCGTTGGGTCGGCTGAAGACCGGCGAGATGAACAGGACCGAGGCAGCGTATGCCGAGCACCTGCGCGCGCTGCAGGCCGTGGGCAAGGTCCAATGGCACCGGTTCGAGGGCATGAAGCTGCGCCTGGCGGACAACACGTTCTACACCCCGGACTTTGCGGTCATGGCTGCCGATGGCGTCATGGAGTGCCACGAGGTGAAAGGGCACTGGCAGGACGATGCACGGGCCAAGATCAAGATCGCAGCGGCCATGTACCCGTTCCGCTTCATTGCGGTGAAGGTCAGGCCCAAGCGCGACGGCGGTGGCTGGGCAGTGGAGGAGTTCTGATGACTGCGACAGTGCGGGCGTCGATATGCATGCGGTGGTGGCTTCGGTGGTATCTGGCTGCGGTGGTGTGGTTTGCCCGGGCCACGGGCATGGAACCGGACTGGAAGCGGGTTGAGTGGTGGATCCGCCGCGGCCTGGTGCTGCGAACGACGAGGGTTGGTGATGGACGCTGCACGGATTGAAGAGGCGGCGCGCGCTGCGGCCGCTACGGCCCTGGCGGGGCTGATTGAGAGCAGCACCGACAGCCGTATTGACCGACTGGTCGGGATCATCGAGCAGCAGGGCAAGCAGATCGCCGAGCTGGCAATGCACGTTGGTCTTCTGGTGCAGGCCGTGGCGCAGCTGCTGGGCGAGGAGGCCGGCACGCCGGTGCATGACGAAGCTGCCGAGCCGGAGCGAGTCGACCTGGACGGGAAGCCTTACTGATGCCGACCCGGCCACCCCAGCACCGTGCGGCCGGCTGGCGCCCGTACAAGGAGACCACCGCCCAGGTCCGCAAGAGGCAGGCACGCCGCGCCCTGCCCACCAACTGCTCGCTGTGGCGCCGGCTCCGTGCGGTGGTGCTGGCTCGTGAGCCGCTGTGCAGATGCTGTGCGGAGCAGGGGAGGGTGCGGGCGGCAACTGAGGTCGACCACATCGACGGGGACGACGGCAACAACGCCGATAGCAACCTGCAGCCGCTGTGCCGGCCGTGCCATAGCGCCAAGACGGCGCGGGAGAACGGCGGGTTCGGCAGGGACGCGCGCCAGCAAGGCGGAGCTGAACCAGCGGCGAGTTATCCACCGAAAGCTGAACGGAAAGGGAGGGGGGAGGGTCAAAGTTGAGGGCCTTCCTCGCCCGATACGCGCGCCCCCCTTTCTTCTCGCGTCCACAGAATTTGAATTTTGGATTTGGAGCTGACCGGCGATGGCCAGGCACAAGCAGCCCGCCGAGCTGGCAAAGCTCAAGGGGGCGGACAAGCGCAACCCGCAGCGTTACAGGGCCGAGGTGCCAAAGACGGGGAAGGCCCTGGGCAAGGTGCCCGGCCATCTGCCGGACGAGGTCGCGGTGGTCTGGAAGGAGCTGGAGAAGTGCGCCCTGCCTGGCGTCCTGACCAGCGCCGACCGTTGCATCATGGAGGTGGCGTCATCGCTGCTTTCCGAGTTCCGTGCCAATCGCGGCGAGTTCGTTGCGGCCAAGTACTCCCACCTGATCGGCTGCCTGGCGCGCCTGGGCCTGACCCCGGCTGACCGTCAGAAGCTGGGGACCGAAAAGACCCCGGAGGGCAACCCATTCGACGAGTTCTGATCCATGACGCCGAGCGAATCAGCCAAGGCATACGCCAAGGGCGTCACCTCAGGAAAGATCCCGGCCGGCGAGTTCATCCGTCTGGCGTGCCAGCGGTTCTTGGATGACCTGAAGCGCAAGGGGGCCGACTGGCCCTACAAGTACGACGCCGAGAAGGCGGACCGCGCGGTGCGGTTCATGGAGAAGATGCCGCACACGAAAGGAAAGTGGGCAGCACAGAAGCGCCTGCTGGTGCTGGAGCCTTGGCAGCACTTCATCGAGTGCAACCTGTTCGGTTGGGTCCACAAGAAGACCGGCCACCGGCGCTTCCGCCGCGCATACGAGGAGATCCCGCGCAAGAACGGCAAGTCGTTGCGACTGGCTGCCCGTGGCCTGTACCTGTTCTGCGCTGACGGAGAGGCGGGCGCGGAGGTCTACTCGGGCGCTACCAGCGAGAAACAGGCGTACGAGGTGTTCCGCCCGGCCTGGCAAATGGTCCAGAAACTGCCGGCGCTGCGTGCCCGATTCGGTATCGAACAGGCGGGCAACCCGAAGAACCCGGGCCCGCTGTTCGTCATGGAGGACATGTCCAAGTTCGAGACCATGATCGGCAAGCCCGGCGACGGCTCCAGCCCGCATGCGGCCTTGGTGGACGAGTACCACGAACATGACGATGACCACATGGTCGACGCCATGGAAACCGGCATGGGCGCGCGCGAGCAACCCCTGCTGTCGATCATCACCACGGCGGGCACCAACCTCTCCGGCCCATGCTTCGAGATGCGGGGCGATGCCATCCGCATCCTGCGCGGTGAGGTGACTGACGAGACGGTTTTCGCGGCGATCTACTGTATAGACGAGGGCGACCGCTGGGACGATCCGGCGAGTTTGCGCAAGGCCAACCCGAACTACGGCGTTTCCGTGTTTGAGCAGTTCCTGCTCGACCAGCTCGCCAAGGCAAAGCGGTCGGCCAGTAAGCAAAGCGCGTTCCGTACCAAGCACCTGAATGATTGGGTCGGCGCCAAGCTGGCATGGATGAACATGCTGGCCTGGCAGCGGCAGAAGCGACGGTTTGAGGTGTCCGACTTTGCGGGCTGTCCGTGCTGGGTCGGCGTCGATCTGGCATCCAAGCTGGACGTGGCTGCCGTAGTGCTGCTGTTCGAGAAGGGCGATAGCTACTACGTCATTCCTCGGTTCTACGTGCCGGAGTCGGCCGTGGAGGAAAGCGAGAAGTACCAGCAGTTCTCGCTGGACGAGCTGATCGTGTCCACGCCGGGGAACATGACGGACTACGCGTTCATCGAAGAGGAGCTGAAAGAGCTTGCGGCACAGGGCGTCGACGTGCGGGACATTGCCTTTGACCCGGCCCAAGCGGCGTACCTGATGACGCGCCTTGAACAGGAAGGGCTGCCGACCGTGGAGATGGCGCAGTCAGTGCGCAATCTGTCCGAGCCCATGAAAGAAGTGGAGGCGCTCATCCTGTCGCGGCGCCTGTGGCACGACGGCAACGCGGCCATGACCTGGATGATGGGCAACGTAGTGGCGCGCGTGGATGCCAAGGAACACGTCTATCCCCGCAAGGAAAAGATGGAAAGCAAGATCGACGGCGCGGTGGCGCTGATCATGGCCATGGGCCGCGCCATGCAGGCGCGGGACACCGGCACAACCCAACAAGGCTTCGTGGTGATCGACTGATGTTCGGACTATTCGAGAAGAACCGGCGGGCCGATGCCCGCGACCGTATCGAGCCGACGATCAGCAACCTGGTCGACGGCGAGGTGATCCAGTCCTCCGACATGCGCATGTTCGAGGTGTTCGGGAACCCGACGACGGCCTCCGGCGCCGTGGTCAGCCCGGAATCGGCGATGCGGGTTTCGGCGGTGTTCGCTGCCGTTTCGCTGCTGGCCGGCGCGATCGCCCAGCTGCCGCTGCCTGTGTTCGAGCGGGTGGACGGCCATCGCAAGCGGGCGGAGCATGACTACTGGTGGCTGCTGAACGAGCAGTTCTCCTCCGGCTGGTCGAGCGCCACCGGCTGGGAGTTCATCGTCGGCCAGATGCTGCTGCGCGGTGATGGCGTGGTGTACGTGACGCGCAACCGTGCCGGGGTGGCGACCGGGTTGATCCCCTGGCCACGCGACAGGGTGATGATCCTCAAGCAGGAAAAGACCAGCCCGCGCGAACCGACGCGCCTGCAGTACACGTTCCATGACGCGGACGGGTACTTCACCGTTGACCAGGACGATGTGCTCCATTTCCCCGGCTTCGGTTTCAACGGCGTGCACGGCATGTCGGTTATCCAGTGGGGCGCGCGGAATGGCATCGGCATCGCCATCCAAGGTGACGAGCACGCCGGCAAGTTCTTCAGTGAGGGCGGCAAGCCCGAAGTGGCCATCCGAACGCCCAACAAGATGACCAAGGAGCAGCAGGACGATTTCCGCGACGCCTGGGTCAAGAAGTACGGCGGGGTGCAGGGCAACCGTCGGATCCCCTTGGTCCTGACCGAGGGGCTGGAGGTTCACGAGCTGACTATGTCGGCGGTCGACCAGCAGCTGCTGGAGTCCCGGCAGTGGCAGGTGATCGATGTGGCCCGCGCCTTCGGTGTGCCGCCCCACATGATCGGTGAAACCACCAAGGCGACCAGCTGGGGCAGTGGCATCGAGAGCATGGGCATCGGCTTCGTGAAGTACACGCTGGGCCCGCACCTGAAGCGGATCAAGGACGAGTTGAACCGCAAGCTGTTCCGCACGCCGCGCTACTTCGTTGAGCACAACGTGGACATGTTCATGGCCGGCGACTCGAAGACGCAGGCCGAGTACTTCAGCAAGGCATTGGGTGGCCCTGGCACCCAAGGCTGGATGGTCGTCAACGAAGTCCGCCGCCTCAAGAACCTGCCTCCCATCGAGGGCGGCGACAAGCTCTACCAACCGAAAGAACCCGCGCCACCGGCCAAGGCGGGCGGAGATGACCCTGAAAGGAACCCTGACGATGCCGATTCCTAAGCTGCTGCAGCTGGCCAAGAACAACGCCGGCCAGTCCAAGCCCATCCGGGCGGAGACCGAAGGTAAGGAGGCAACCATCTACCTGCACGGCGTCATCGGCGGGTGGTGGGGCGACATTGACGAGACGATGTTTGCGCAGGCCATGGCCGGCATCGATGCTGATGTGATTCATCTGCGCATCGACTCGCCCGGCGGTGACGTGTTTGCGGCACGATCCATGATGACTGCCATCGCCCAGCATAAGGCCACTGTCATCGCCCACATCGATGGCTTGGCTGCCTCGGCTATGACCGGGGTCTGCATGGCGTGCGACAAGGTCGAGATCAGCCAAGGCGGCGCGTTCATGATCCACAACGCATGGACAATCACGGTCGGCAACAAGGCAGACATGACCAAGACCGGTGAGCTGCTGGCCAAGATCGATGCCGGCCTGGCCGGCGACTACACCCGCCGTACTGGGAAGGATCAGGAGCAGATCGTCCAGTGGATGGACGAGGAGACCTGGTTCACGGCCGACGAAGCCAAGGAACACGGCTTCGCAGACGAGGTGGTGGAGATCGTGGGCAAGAAGAAGGCATCCAACACCTGGGACCTGTCCGCCTACGACAACGCGCCTGCCGCACTGGCCAACCGTGCCACCGAACCCGACGACGGCGCCGCCGCCGCCGCCCACAAGGCAAACCTGTCGCGCCGTCTGGCGCTGCTGGAACGCTCCGCTGCGTAAGCGACTCCCGCCCGCAGTTCATCCTGACCGCCGAAAGGCGGTTTTTTTTCGACACGAGGAAATCACCAATGCCCTTCAACATTCAGGCCGAGCGGGAGCGCCGCACCGCGCTGGCAAAGGAAACCCGCAATCTGCTGGATACCAGCACCGGCGACGGCAACAAGTGGACGCCGGAGAACCAGGCCAAGTACGACAACAACATCGCCGAGATCGAGCGCATCGACGCGGCAATCGAGCGTCATCAGAAGGTCATGGACCTGACGGCCGACGAGGCACTGCGCGAACAGGGCGTGCGTGAGCACGACACTGCCAACCGCGGCGGCCGTGACCTCTCCAACGAGGAGCGCCTGTTCGACCGCTGGGCGCGTGGCGGTGACAGCGCCCTGAGCGCCGAGGACTGGAAGCAGGTCAACGCGGCCATGTCGGGCAACCCGGCCGTCAACCCGGAGCAGGGTGGCTACACCGTTCCGACCACGCTGGCCGAGCAGATTCTGGATGCCCTGAAGGCATTCGGCGGCATGCGCCAGGTGGCTGACGTGTTCAGCACTGCCGGCGGCGAGCCGATGCAGTACCCGACCAGCGATGGCACCTCCGAAGAGGGCGAACTGGTCGCTGAAAACCAGTCGGCGAACGACCAGGACGTGGCCTTCGGCACCAAGGGCCTGCAGGTGTACAAGTACAGCTCCAAGGTGGTGACCGTGCCGTGGGAGCTGCTGCAGGACAGCACGGCCGATATCGCCGGTTTCATCGAGAAGCGCCTGCAGACCCGCCTGGGCCGCGTCACCAACCGCCACTACTCCGTCGGCACCGGCGTTGGCCAGCCGATGGGTGCCTTTACTGCCGCGACGGTGGGCAAGATCGGCGCTGTCTCGGCGCTGCCGATCGTCACCTACGACGACCTGGTCGACCTGGAGCACAGCGTCGATCCGGCGTATCGCCAGCTTGCCAAGTGGATGTTCCACGACGACATGCTGAAGCTGATTCGCAAGGTGAAGGACGACCAGGGCCGGCCGATCTTCGTGCCGGGCTACGAGCAGGGCAATCCGGGCGGTGCGCCGGATCGTCTGCTGAATCGCGATATCCAGATCAACCAGCACGCCCCGGCCCCGGCCGCAGGCGCCACCTCGATCGCGTTCGGCGACTTCAGCTACTACAAGATCCGCGACGTGATGGCCGTGACCCTGTTCCGCTTCAACGACTCGGCCTATGTGAAGAAGGGCCAGGTGGGCTTCATGGCCTGGATGCGCTCTGGCGGCAACCTGGTCGATGTGGGCGGCGCGGTGAAGACCTTCAAGCACGGCGCTGCGGCTTAACCGCCTCGGCCCACGAACGGAGGGACGCCCCAGCGCGGGCGTCCCTCGGAGACGATCATGGCAAAGCAGAAGAACACCTCCGCGCAGGCGGCCAGCGGTCCGGCCGACGCGCAGGAAGCGCCCGCTGCGGTAGTGGACGCAGCGGCTGGCCAGGGCGAGCAGCCGGACGCAGCAAGCCCCGACGCTGGCGCGGCAGATGCCGTCAGTGAGCCGGAGACGAACGAGGGCGGAGACAGCCAGAGGCCCGAAACCGTGGAGGCGGACAACGACCTGCCGCCATCGGATGAAGTACCGGCTCCGCCGGAGGGCGAAACCGTGCCGGCGCTGGTGCTCAGTAACAACCACCTCGGGAAGGTTGGCCAGGTGATCCAGGTCAACGCGGCACACGTTGAGGCGCTGCGCCTTGGCGGGCTGATCGACCCCCACCCCAATGCCATCAAGTCGGCCACGCCGGAGGAATGACCCATGCTGCGCACGTTGACCCCGGCGGCAGAGGAACCCGTGTCGCTGAGCGAAGCGAAGGCGCACCTGGTAGTTATCCACGATGCGGACGACGCGCTGATCGGCGCCTTCATCACCGCCGCGCGCGAGTCGGTGGAGCGCACCACGGGCTATGCGTTGGCAGCAGCGACCTATGAGTGGACCCCGGTCGGCGAAGGCCGCTCTCCGCTGCCGATCGAGCCTGCCACGCTCGACAGTGAACCAGGCGCCTATCCAGTGAAGTTCACGACGACACCTGGCCCGCTTCCGGGGCCGCTGCGCGCGGCCGTACTGCTGTTGCTGGGTGACCTGTACGCCAACCGCGAGGCCGTGGTAGCTGGCTCGCAGTTGGCCGAGAACCCGACCCTGGACCGGCTGATGTTCCCCTACCGGCGGGTACTGCCATGAGGCGGGCCGGCAAATACCGGCATCGGATCGAGCTGCAGGACTACGGCCCGGTGCGTGATCCGCTCGGCGGGGACGTTAAGCAATGGCGTAGATGGCGGGCTGACGTGCCGGCCGAGGTGGTTCCGCTCTCGGGTCGGGAGTTCACCGCGGCCGCAGCCGAGCATGGAGAGGTGACTGCACGCATCGAGATCCCATACCTGCCCGGGGTAGTGCCGGTCATGCGCGTGGTGTTCGACGGGCAGGTGTACGCGATTCGTGCGGTGCTGCCGGATGCGACAGCACGCGGGCATATCACGCTGATGGTCGATGCCGGGGTGTCCGATGGCTGAACAGGTGAAGATCGACGGCCTGGACGGCCTCCTGCGTTCACTGCGGGAGGCACCCAAGGCGATTCAAGGGCGAGCCGTGCAAGCCGGTATGCGCAAGGGTGGCAACGTCATCCGCGACGACGCCCGGCGCCGGGCTCCGAGAGCATCGGGGTTCATGGCCTCGCAGATCGTCACCCGTCGGGCCAACACCAAAAGCCGGCAGCGCGCAGGTGTAGGCCAAGGCGGCGAGTACTTCACGGTTGGGGTTAAGACCGGTCGCCGCCGCAAGTACGCCAACACCAAGCGCAACCGGCGCCGTGGCCGCGTCGGGAAGGTCTATGAGGAGGCAGGCTGGGCCTATTACTGGCGTTTCAAGGAATTCGGCACCAGGAAGATGAGAGCCGAGCCGTTCCTCACGCCGGCAGGCGAGGCCAAGGGGCCGGAGGCGGCGCAGGTGATCATCAATGAAACCTGGGCGGCGCTGGACAAGCAGCTGAAGAAGGATGGCTGGCGATGATGGTTCCCCTGATCCAGTCCCTGCTGCAGGGTGATGCAGCGGTTCGGCACATGCTGGGCGACCCGATCCGATTGTGGCCGGGAACCGCGCCACAGGATGCAGCACTCCCCTACGCGACTTGGGAGGTGGTCGGCGGCTCGCCCACTGCGATGCTGTCCGAGGCGCCGCCGGCCGACGGCTGGCGAGTCCGATTGACCGTGTGGGGCGAAGCCCTGACGCAGGCCAACGGCGCGGCCGTCGCCATCCGCGACGCGATCGAGCGCGTGGGCAGCATCGAGTCCTACAACCCGACGCCTGACAGCGACGGCACGGACGCCTTTGGCATCTCCTTCGACGCCAGGCTCCTGCAACTGCGCTGAACCACACAACGGCAAACCACTGGCCCCGTAAGGGGCCTTTTTCATGCCCGGCGACGGGCGCAACACAAAGGAAACCCCTATGGGACAGGTAATCAAGTCGAAGCACTCCCAGCTGTTCGTCGCCATCGGCGCGGCCGAGGTCATCAAGGTGACCCGCCTGCGTTCGGTCGGCTTCCCCGATGGCCAGGCATCGGAGATCGATATCTCCGACTACGACGACGACTGGGACCAGTTCGTCGCTGGTCGCAAGCAGACAGGCAGCACCAGCATTGAGATCATCTACGACAGCGTCGACCACGAGAAGCTGGAAGAACTGCACGAGACCGGCGCCGTCGTGAACTGGCTGGTGACCGCGCCGAAGTCGGAAACCGAAGGAGCGGCGAAGCCGGCCGCAATCGCCGGGAAGATCACCCCGCCCACTGACGTGCTGTCCAAGCAGTTCGACGGCTTCGTGCAGAACTTCGCGGTGACCAGCCAGGACAACGACGTCTGGAAGGCGACGATCACCATCCGCGGCTCCGGCGCCGTCACCACGCACCGCCCGACGCCGTAAGGCTGCGGCAACGGCGTACACCCAGGCCCGCTCCGGCGGGCCATCTCTCTGACGGGGCGCGCGGATCCTCCGCGTGTTAGCCGTGCGCGGCCCGCGCGCCCTGTCGCCATTCGAGGAAACGGCCAATGAGCAAGACCAATGACACCCCCCAAACCCAGCCGCAGCAGCCCCTGAGCGTCCTGCAGTCGTTCACCAACCTGGGCATGTTCGCGTCCAAGGACGTGCGCGCCGACACGATCACCCTGCCCAACGGAGCCAAGGCGCAGTTCCATGTCCGCGAGCTGCCGGATGCGGAGTTCCGCAAGCTGTGGGGCGAAGGTGACCGCGCCAAGCTGATCGCAGCGACCATCTGCGACGAGGACGGCAAGCCCGTCATGAACGTGGAGCAGGCCGCGCAGCTCAAGCCGCTGGTTGCCGCTGAGCTGCAGCGTGTGGCCATGAAGCATTCTGGCTTCGGCGAGGATGCTGCCCAGGCACAGGCCGACGCGGGAAACGGCTAAGGCAGCGCGGCGAGGACTGGTTCTGGAAGGTCCTCGCCGGTCACCTGCACCGGACGGTGTCGGACCTGCGGGCCACCATGTCGCGCCGCGAGTTCCTGGAATGGTGGGAGTTCCACAAGCGGAACCCCATCGACCCTGTGAGCCTGTACATCAAGCCCGCTGCCTTCGCCGCGTATATAACCGCCTCGCACAGCCAGGGCGGGACAAAGCGCTCCTTTCAGCACTACCTCGACGCTCTCGTGCCACGGTCCGATGAGGACGAGGCGCAGGACTGGTTCGATGGACTGGGATGACCATGACCGACACTTTCGGGCGGTTCGCCGCCACGCCCATTGGCCCGTTACTCGCTGCGCGAGATGGCGGGCTTACCCTGGCCACCACCGGCGCCACCACGCTGGCCAGCCACGCGCGCTCCGACTTCGGCCTTGATGCCGGCACGGTGGGCGTGGAGTTTGCCGTGTGGGGCGATGACGCCGTTGCAGCCCTCGTAGGCTTCGCCACCGGCCCCGCAGCGCTGAACAAGGCGCTGGGTGCGGACCTCGCCAGCATCGGCTGGGATCTCGCGGCCGGGCGCCTGCTGCAGGCGGGCGGTGCGATCGCCACTGGCCTGCCGGCGGTGACCCACGGCGACATTGTCGGGCTGCAGGTCGTGTTCTCGATCCCTCGCCAGCTGCGGCTCTACCTCAACGGCGCGCAGATCCTGGTGCGCGAGCTGCAGCTGTCCGGGCCGCTGTTCTTCGCCGCGTCGCTTGCCGCCACCAAGGCCGGTGGGCTGTGCCTTGCGGTCAACGCAGGGCAGTGGGGGCCGCGAAGCGACGCGGCTGCAGCCGGTTGGCGGCTTCCCAGCTCTACCGCCAGCACCACGCGCTTGGCCGACGTGGACTGGCTGTCTGCCCCCGGCGATAGCCCGGCGAACGTTCGCTACGAGGGATTGGTGGCCGAGGGCGTCAACCTGATCCAGGAGCTGGCGTTCTGGCCGTGGGGCGGTGACCCGGTGTCCCAGGCCGCGGCCGCCGAGTGCGTCGTGGTCGATGCGGAAGGTTTGCTGGACGGGATGGCGGGCACTGGTGCCTCTGGCAGCTCGGTGCAGATCCTGCTTGCGCCCGAAAACGGGATCCGGGCCGACGCGGTCCCGGCCTTCCGTTGCGCGATCGAGCAGATCGAGATCAACGACGACGGCACCAAGACGCTGCACCTGCGTGATGCGCACGACTACCTGGAAGAAACCATCAACCGGGGTGTGTTCCTGCCGAATGTGGCGTCACTGGCATGGAAGCCACAGCCGGTAGTAATCGGGGCAGTGGCCAGCATCCCGGCGATGGGCGCCAACTCGGATGCGACCTCAATGTTCGTGGCCGACAGTCGGGTCTACATCGATGCGGTGATGGACCGCGGCGACGTGATGGAGGCGGGAACCTACAGCCAAACGCCAGATGGGCAACAGCTGCTGATGAAGTCGCCGCCGGTAACGCCGGTGGTGGTGGACGCCTCTAGCATCGGCGCGGGCATGCTGCCGGCGCGATTGGAGCAGGCGGTGGGTGACGTGATGGCCCGGTTGGGGAAAGCGGCGTGGTCGGCCAGCGATTGTGCGGATATCGACCACGCCACGGGTTACATGGGCCTCGGCTACTACGCAGGAACAGCCATCACCGGCCGCGCTGCGCTGAATGCGCTTCTACCCAGCTACGGCGCCGGCTGCTACCAGGATCCATCCGGGGTGCTGCGCTTCGCCCGCGTGACCGCGCCCGAGACCTATGCCGGCGCGTTCGCCTTCGACCTGTCGGAGGATGATCTGGCGGCTGATCTGATCATGGTGCCCGATGATGCTCCGAACCTGACTCGACGCATGGCCTACCGACCCAACGGCCAAGCGCTGGGCGCGTCAGACCTGGTCACCGACGTTGTCGACGTGCCGCAGCCCCGACGCGACGAACTGACCGGCCTTTACCGGGGGCAGGTGTATGGCGCTGGTCCTCTGCACCCCCACTACCAGCGGGCAGAGGCTGCTGACCCGGTCATCTCGTTGTTCTGGCATGCGGCCGACGCGCAACAGGAGATTGGACGCGTCCTCGGCCTGTACCGGGTGCAGCGCCACTTCTACCAGCTGGCGGTGCGTGGTGATCAGGACCTGGCTCCGCTGCCGGGACAGATCGGCCGGATCACTTACGGACGTTACGGTCTTGACGACGGCAAGCCGGTGCTGGTGCGCCGTGTAGAGCGCAACCCTGCCACGGGGGACGTGGTGCTGACGGTGTGGGGATGATGACGTGTTGATTGGATATGGCATGCCGGCTGTCACGACGGTGACCCTCACCGGTGGCACGTGGCTCAGTGCGGACCAGGGCTCGGCGCTGTTCGACGGAAAGCCTGGCAGGGCGTCTCGGATCCGCCGCACCAGTTCGCTGGCGATCACGATAACCCTGGCCGAAGCTGTTGTGCCGGGGATCATCGCGATTCTCGGCCTCAACATTCCGCCGGGCGTCCAGGTGAGCGCCGCCGGCGCGAGTGCCACTACCGTGCGACTGCCAGACGGCAGTGTCTGCGCCTGGCTCTTCCCGAAGGCCAGCGCCTTGGTATCGACGGTGTCCGTCGAGATCAACACAACTGCCACGAACGTCGACGTGGGCGAAATTGCGATATTCCGGGCAGTCGAGGTGGGGATCAGCGACGGTTGGGCGGTGGCCACAATCGACACCAGCGTGCACACCCGCACCAAAGGCGGCCAGGTCAACACGGTTCCTGGACCTCTGTACCGACGGCTGACGTGCACCCTGTCGGGTCGGGCCACTGCTGCAGTGCGCGGCGGTGGACTTGGCGGGTCCGATTGGGAGACGGTGGCGGCAGCGATCGCGGGACGCAGGCGCTCCTGCGTTGTGCCGCAGTACCGGGACATGGTCAGCAAGGCGTTCGACCCGCTGCTGGCGGCGCGCTCGGCGCTCTACGGCTATCCGACACAGCTGCCGTCGGCGGAGAACATCAGCCGGCAGTACTTCACCGGATACATGGAGTTCGAGGAGGTTCCGGCCTGACCGATACGCGCATCCGGTCGTCGAGAAGCCAGACTCGCCAGCACCCCTAACATTGAGCCCAAGGCCCGCCACGTGCGGGCCTTTTCTTTGGATTACGCGATGAGCCTCTACACACTTACCGTTGATCTTCTGCTTAAGACCGGATCGTTTGAGCGCGACGGCGGCAAGGCTGCGCGCCAATTTGATCAGCGAATGCAGAGCATGCAGGCATCCGCGCGGCGCGCCGGTACGGCGATCGGCCTGGCAATCTCCGCTGGCGTGACGGCCGGTGGTGCCGCCATGGTTCAGTGGACGCGTCAGGTCGCCGATCTTGGCGTGGAGTACGACAGGCTTGGCAAGCTTTCGGGGACGACCTCGGAGCAGTTTCAGCGCATGGTGGCAGGCGCAAACACTGTTGGCATGAGCCAGGAGAAGCTGGCGGATATCTTCAAAGACGTTCAGGACAAGATAGGCGACTACGTCCAGACCGGGGGAGGGGCCCTTGCAGACTTCTTCGACAATATCGCCAAGCGGACCGGTGTCACCGCCGAACAAATGCGCAAGCTGTCGGGGCCTGATGCGTTAGGGCTCTACTTCAAGAGTCTTGAACGAGCGAACCTGTCGCAGACGGAATTGACCTTCTACATGGAGGCAATTGCCAGCGACGCATCGGCGCTTATCCCGCTGCTGCGCAACAACAGCGCTGGGTTCCAGCAGTGGGGCAATGCAGCGCAAGCGGCAGGGGCCATCATTGATGGAAAGACCAACAAGGCGACCGAACGCCTCCGCAAGGTCACACTTGAAGCCGATCTGGCGTTCAAGGGGCTAAAGGTAAGCGTGGCGGAGGAGATCATTCCGGCACTATCGGATTTCTCTGAACTCCTGAACGACCCTGATTTTCGGCAAGGGTTCGGTGTAATTGTCCAAGGCTTGGCCACAGTAACGACCAAGGCCGCCGAAGCTGCGTCGATGATTGGAAATCTCTCATCGCTAATAGCGCAAGGATTTAAGTCCGTTCCCGATAAAAGCTATGCCGGTCTGATCCAGGAGCGCATGCGGATCGAGGAGCAGATCGCCGGCGCAAAGGACGTTGCGGCCAGAGCCCGAGCGGGGAACGCATCATGGTGGGAAGGAGGGCTGTTCCAGAACACCAACAGCGAAGCTAACGCGAAGTCATGGGACAAGTACGTCCGTGACCGAGAGGCGGATCTTGAACGTGTGGACGCTGCCCTAAAGCGACGCCGCATGAAGGACCTGGCTGACAGCGTCGTTGTAATTGACAACGGGCAGCCACTGCCGGAATCCGCGCTCAAGCCGGATGCCGTGGGCTATCGGCCGACTGGGAACATTGGCAAGGCGGAGCGCGAAAGGACGGATCGTGTCGCCAAACAGCGGGCAGAGGAGATCGCCCGATACCATCGCCAGGCACAGGAGGCTGCTGGGGCTATCGAGGGCCCATTGGCTGAGGCGATGGGCAAGCATCTCGGTCACATGTCCGAGTACAACAGCCTGCTCGTCAAGGGGAACATCGCCCAAGCCGACGCCAATGTGCTGATGGCCCAGAGCGCGCTTGAGTATTCCAAGGTGGCGGCCGAAGTAGAGAAGGCCCTGGCCGGCCCCGAGACGCTCCTTGCGACCATGGATGCCGAGGTCGCCATGCTCGGCAAGGTTGGCCGCGCGCGCGAGCTGTCGCGGCGCGAGATGATGAATGAACGGGACATGCGGCAGGAGCTGCAGAAGGCGGTGGAGGCCGCTGGTAGCAAGGAGGCGCTGGCGCTGTCCAAGGGCGCGGCGAGCTACGCGCAGTACGAGCAGGCCATGCTGGACGCCGCCCGAGCATCGGCCGATCTGTCGTTGCGCGTGGAGGAGGCCGCCGCCAACGTTGAGGCATGGGCCGGCGTGGTCGTCAATGGCGTGGGCGATGCCGCCGACGCCATGGCCGACTTCGTTGCCAGCGGCATGCGCGACTTCGATAACCTGTGGGACGACCTGAAAGATACCGCCAAGCGCGGGCTGCGTGACCTGGCCCGCGAGTTCCTTCAGCAGAAGATCGTGATCCCGATCCAGACGCAGATCCTCAACGGGATGAACGGCCAGGGCAGTGGCCTGAGCCTTCAGAGCATCATGGGGCTGTTCGGTGGCAACGGCGCCGCCGGCGGCGGTCAGAACCTGGGGACCATTGCCGGGCTGCTGTCCAAGGGCCAGGGGCTGTTCAGTGCGGGCGCCGGCGCGGCGAGCAGCGGCGCCAGCGCTGGCAGTCTGTTGGGGTTCGGCAACAACATTGCCGCCCTCACCGGTGGCGGCGCCGCCGCAGCAGGCGGTTCTTCCGCTGCCGCCGGCGCCGGTGCAGCTGGCGCGTCCGCAGCAGCGGCGGTGCCAATCATCGGCTGGATCGTGGCCGGCATGATGAAGAACGCCGAGCTGTTCGATCAGGGCTGGGACATTGCCAACGGGGAGAGCTGGGCCGGCAAGATTGCCACCGCTGGCGCGGTGGGCCTCGCCGACAAGACGCTCCGCGGGCTGGGTTTCAACGACAAGGTCGCATCGATCCTGTCCGGGTCGAGCATCCACGCCAAGCTGTTCGGTCGCGGGGCGCCGAAGATCACCGGCCAGGGCCTGACCGGCTCGTATGGGTTCGGTGGCTTCGACGGCCAGACCTACGCCGATATCAAGCAGAAGGGGGGCTTGTTCCGGTCGGACAAAAAGTGGACGCAGTACGGCGCGGTGGATCCCGGTATCGATCGCACGTTCGACATGGCCGCGCGTCAGGTCCGCGGTGCGGCAACCGGCCTGGCCAAGCAGTTGGGCGTCGACCTGACCCAGCAGTTGGCCGGTGTGCGGGTGAGTCTGGGCAAGCTGCAGCTGTCGGCGGACTCCGCCGAGGCCAAGTCGCAGCTGGAGGCGTATCTCGGTGACATGACCAACCGGCTGTTCACCGAGGCGGTCAAGGCTGCCGGCTTCGGAGGCCAGCTGGATGGCTACTTCGAGGCGTCGGATGTGTTCAACGTGCTGAGCGCGTCGATCGCACTGGCGGTGGGCAATGCCGATGAGCTGGGCCGCGCCCTCAATGGGATGGAGGTCGACAAGGTCAACAAGGCGGTGGACTACTTCCAGGACCTGGCCAGCGTCGCCGGCACAGACCTGGCCACCCAGGTCGAGAAGGTGACCGGGCTGCTCGGCAACTACGCCAGCCTCATGGCCGACGTGAGCACTCAGCTGATGACGGCCAACCTGACGCAGTACCAGTCGCAGGCACTGTCGATCGAGCGCACGTATCGCCAGCAGGTGAAGTCGGCCAACGACTATGCCAAAGCGCTCGGCTTGTCCGGCGCTCGGGCTGAGGACCTGGCCAAGATCGAGGCGCTTCGTGCCACCAACATGGGCATGCTGCAGGCGCAGATCGACAAGGACAAGAAGGCCATGCAGTACGGCCTGTCGATCAGTGACCTTTCGCCGCTTACGGACCAGGAGAAGCTGGGCGAAGCGATGAAGGAGCTGGAGCGGGCGGTGTCCGGTGGCGACACCAGCGCCGCGCAGGCGGCCGCACAGGCAGCGCTGGGCTTTGGTCGGAATCTCTACGCCAGCGGGCAGGACTACAACAGCCTGTACGGCCGCGTGAGCGGCCTGATCGACGGCATGAAGGTCGGCGACCTCAACCAGACGGACGGCACGAGCATGGGGGCGCTGGCGGACGCGATCGAGGCGCTGCCGGACAACTTCAGCCGGGCCGTGTTCGACCTGGTCGTTAACAACGACGCCCAGACACAAACCACCGCCGCCGTGCAGCAGAGCAACGCTCTGCTGGCAGAGCAGAACCAGCTGCTCCGCCAACTCGTGTCCACCACTACCCAGGGCGTACGCAACGCCAGCAGCTCAGCGCTGCGCGAAGCACTCAACGCGAGGTAATCAGCAATGCAAGCAAGGAAACTCACGCTGGTGGAAATCGGCGTGGGCGGGCTGCCGTCCGCGTCTCCGGTGGCGCCGCGCTTTTCCACGTGGTTCCCGGTGCCCTTCAAGGCGCCGGACGTGCCGCCGGCGAACGGGGTCAATCCTACGCCGGTGGCCGACGGCGTCGTGCTCGAATGGGACGCCGTCGATCTGGAGGGCGTGATCTACATCATATCGCGCAGCGAGAGCCAAGACGGCCCTTGGACGGAGATCCACCGCACCACCGAGACGCGCTATGTCTATAGCGACGGCAGCGGCAAGACGTGGTGGTTCCAGATCACCCCGACCGTTCGCGGCAAGACAGGCACCGGAGCCGTGGTGGGCGCCGTACCGCCCACCACTTCGAAGGACCTGGCCGAACAGCAGGCCAAGCTGGCGGCGGAGATCAGTGCCCGCATCCAAGCGATCGCAGACGAGGCGGCTGCTCGCGCCGCCGGCCTGGCGCAGGTGGCACAGGACTTGGTCGCCGAGGCCCTGCTGCGGCAGCAGGGCGTGACCGAAGCCATGCAGGCGATCAGCGCCGAGGCCCAGGCCCGGATCGATGCACTGCTGAACGAGAAGATGGCGCGCGAGGCGGCGATCAGCCGCGAGGAGCAGCTGCGGCAAAGCGCCGATGAATCGTTGGCGCGCGCGGTGTCGGAGGTCGCGGCCGGCAGCGGGACGCAATTCGACAGCATCAAGCTCTGGCCGTTCAATCAGACCATTGAAGGGTGGACGGGCAACGGTGCGCCCACCCTCGTGGATGGCTGGCTGCGGCCCGCCAACCATGCCACCGCGCCATGGGTGCAGTCGCCGGTGGCCTTGGCCGTCGACGGCAGCGCCTATCGCTTCGTCAAGCTGCGCGTGAAGCGTGTGGGCAGCCCGGCGTGGGGCGGATCCCTACAGTGGATCACGACCACGGATCAGGCATGGAGCACGCAGAAGCGCGCCGTCATCCCGGAGCCGGCGTGGGACGCCAGCGGAGTGGCCACCGTGGACGTGCAGGACATTGCCTGGTGGCCAGCTACGGTCGACGCTATTCGCCTGCAGCTGGGCACCGAGCAATCGGTAGCCAACTACTTCCTGATCGACTACGTCGCTGTCGGACGCCCGCAGCCTGGGGCGTCCGTGGCGGTGGTTCAGGCCGAAACGGAGGCCCGGATCTCGGCCGATGCTGCCGAGGCCGCCCAGCGCAACACGCTGGCGGTGCAGATCCGAGGCGAATACACCGGCTCGGACCCGCTCCAGTTGACCTCTGGCCTGGCGTACGAGGAGCTGAAGGCCCGCGTTGCGGCAGATGCCGCGCAGGTGCGGCGCATCAGCACCATGGAGGCCAGGATGCCCGCGGGTGATGGGGCGCTTGCTACAGCTGCGTCGGTCACATCGCTCGAGGAAGCCACGGCGACCACAACCGGTGCGCTGGCGCAGTCGATCACGACCATCAATGCCTCGCTGCCGGCGATCATTGACCAGGGCAACAACAACGCTCAGGCGATATCGGATCTCAGCACCAAGGTTACCCAGCATGACGAGACGATCACGTCGCAGGCAGGGCTGATCACCGCTTTACGCAGCGATGTGACCGATTTGGCTGGAACAACTGCGGCTAACACCACCGCCTTGCAGCAGCTGACGACGCGCGTCACGACCGCCGAGGACAAGATAGAGACGACCTCGCAGCAGATCACCCAGCTGCAGACCGGCGTTGATGGGGTGAATGCCAAGGCAGATGCCAATGCCGCTGCAATCCAGGGGCTCACCGCGACGGTCACTCAACAGGGCCAGAAACTGGAGGCGACGGCTCAGGACTTGACCAGCCTGAAGACGCAGGTTGGCGACGTGAACGCCACCGCGTTCAACCAGCTGCAGACCACTGTGGTCCAGCAGGGGACCACGCTGGATGCGACTGCGCAGAACCTGGTGAGCCTGAAAACACAGGTGGGGGATGTATCGGCCAGCGGCTTCAATCAGCTGAAGACGCAGGTGACAGAGCAGGGGCAGGCGCAGGCGTCTCAGGCGCAGCAGATATCGGGCATACAGACTTCGCTTGGCGGAAAGGCTGACGCATCTGTCGTACAGACGATGGAAGCTCGGGTGAAGACGTTGGGAGGTGGCGGCAATCTTCTGCGCACTGCAACCATGACGGGATCACTGGATCCAGCGTGGTTCACGCGCTGGGCGACTGGAAGTTGGGAGCGCTCGAATCTGATCATTCAAGATGCTCGAGTTCCGCGAGGCATGAGGGCGATGGTTCATTACGCCAACGGTGGCCAGGCCGTCAGTAGCCAAGTTCTAACGGCTCAGCAGGTGCCGGCAGAACCCGGGAAGTCCTACATGGGCTCGGTCTACTGCAATTCGTATCTGAGCAGGTCGAACATCAGCGTCTTCTTCGTGGATGCCAACGGAAACCTGATTGGATCTGAGTTTGCCTCGTCTGCCAGCCGGAAGTACGGAGCTAACGGCTCGTTGAGTGACTATGAGCGATTGTTCGTCCTTACAGGTCCTGCACCCGCAAACGCTAGTACGGTCTGGCTCCAAATCGCCACGACCAAGGAATCCCCTGCAGGTCAAGACTGCGCAGGGTGGTACGTGCAGCCCATGCTGGAGCAATGCCCACCTGACGCGTCCTTGCCGTCCCTATGGTCTGCGGGTGGGGGTGAGGCATTGGCCCAGTGGGGAGTGGCTGTGCGCGCGGACAGGAAGGTCGGCGGTGTCCAGCTCACCGCAACGGGTGAGATATCTGCCTTCGACGTGTTGGCTGACATGTTCCGTGTGTCATCCCCAAGCGCCGGTATGCGCACTGAGTACAGCGACGGAAACTGGCGTGTTTACGACCAGAACGGGCGCCTGCGTATGCGATGGGGCGTTGTGCCTTGATCAACCAAGAAGGGCTGGGAACCCGGCCCTCCGCAACCGACTGGAGGCGGCATGCAGATTGTGATGGAAGTGAACGATGAGAACGGCAATCGGCTATGGGACCTCGCCAGCCGGTTGGGCCTGCTGTGCGGCGTGGCGTGGTCGGATGCAACGCCCGGCAATGGCTTTGCTGCCAATCTGCCGCCAGGGGAGTTCTTCTACATTCCCATCATTCCTTCTGACTCGCTGGGCTACGTTCCCGTGGTCGGCTACGCGAATGGTCGGGTGTACTGGGCACTGAACAAAAATGGCAGCGGTCAGTTCGTCGGCACCATCAAGCCGGTCAAGTTCTACTACGGAGTGCGATGATGGCAAAGGCAGCGGTGGAGATTCTGAGCGACGCTGGGACCATGCTGATTAGCGAGGACACCCCGTCGCTCGTACTGAAGCAGAAAATACGCATCGACGTGTCCCCGGTGATGTACCCCGGTAACAACCCGGGAGGCAACTGGAAGTATGCGGAGATGGTGATCAATGCCGAGGCTCCGATGGTGGCATTCATCGGTGACCCGTATCCGTTCTTCCCTCAGCTTCAGGAGATCGGTCCGAATCAGTTCCGGCTGACGCTGTGGACGAATACGCCCGCGCGCCTGCAAGGCTGGGCTTACGTGTTCGATCGCCCCGCCAACGAGGATGCGCAGTATCTGGCATTGTGGGATGCGAACGGCCGTCTGACGTATGCGCTGGGCGCAAAGCCCATGCGGATCATCGGTGTAGGCGGCGTCTTTCCCAATGGCGGTATGGAAGAGGACAGGTTCCCTGACTTCACCGGCAAGACGGTCGCCGGGGTGATCTGCGCGCCGGCGACCAGCACGTTCCAGAACAGCTTCACCGTGATGGGGATCGGCAACGGGCAGGGCGTTAGCGGGAAGCACGGCCTGTTCGGTAACGCCATCACCATTCCGAAGATCGGAACAGGCGGCTCGCCAAACCAGGCCGTGGTCGGGATCGTGATGGCGGTTGACGTGACGAACTACTGACCTGCCGCGATCACGTGGCTTGCACGTCAGGCGGCGCCAGATGAGGGCATGTGCTATTCCGCCCAGATCACCGCCGCCTCCCTCAGGACCGCCATGGCCATCATTGATATGACCGGCTATCGAGACACGGGAGCGGGTTTGGCGTAAGAAGGTGGGCTTTGCCAGATGGTGGACCGAGTATCGTGGAAGATACTCAAACCGACTATGAGCAAGAGGATCAACCGTTGAGCGCTTCCATGCTTCCGAGAATTGTCGGTTTCGATGTGCCGCAGCTGCATGAGCGCGTCGATTCCTCTACTGATGAGGCCATCATTGCGTTGTTGGATCTTGCGCCAGGAGCCCGCTGGACTGAACTCTTCGTGAGGAAGTGCGAGGCGCTGGCGTCTCAGCTCTCCTTGGCAGAAGTCCGGGTTGAAGGCTCCAGGATCTATTTTTACGGGTCAATCAGCGACTCAAGAGCGCTCGCCGATGCGGTCATGTCCATCGTTCACGTGCTGAATGATCAACTCATGCGAGAAGGGAACGACGCAGCCTCGCGGGAAGAAAACTCCTAGGAGCAAGAGAGGCGCGACCAGCATTGACCTGCAATATCCGCTGCGCCAGGGTGACCACGAAGACTGGATCGAGCCGCAAGTCTGCCCTCGAGGTCGTCCAACCATTCTGCGCGTGTTCCATGCGGATCCCTGACGTAGATGTCACATGCGATCCGGATGACGGGGTCAACCTCATGGCGAAAGCTAACAGCAGGTAGGGCACCAGAGTTGAATGCCAAACTCCAGTGGGTGAGCTCGCGTTCGACGTCAACGAAATCCTTGTTCCTCATGCGTTCCATGTTCTGCTCCTATCGGGACTGCACTGTATACCCTTCAGAACATCGGCCTGTTCATGACACTTGTTCATACTTGCGCCAATCCGGCACGGCTGCGTAACGAGCTGGGGAGCACTGTGGGTTGGCAGCAGATGGCTGCATCGGAGTAAGACATGAACAATTCTCCCCAGAACCAAAACGACCGTCCCAACTCGGATGGCGAGAAGAAGCAGTCAGGCCAGCAGGGTCAGGTGGACGGGAACGAGCTTGGCGGTGAAGACCTCGCCGGAAAGCAAGGTCAGCAACAGCAGCAGCCGGGAAGCAAGGAGCGTGAGCAGTCGACCCATGGACAGGAACAAAAGGGCAGTGCTGGTCGCGATAGCCGCCGTTGACTTCTAAGGAGTGGCCGCGCCCAGCGCGGCTCCTTCCGTATCAATAGGAACGTTGATATGTCGTCCCACGCTCAAGCTGTGAACTTGATGACGAAGATCATGTATCAATCGCGCCCGGCGACCATGACGACGATGGCTCAGTGCCGGACCTGTCAAGGGCAAAGCCCTGGTGGAATGGAGTGTGCGCGGTGTTTGACTGAAAAGTTGGGGAGAGTGATTGCGAATAGAGGCGCTGCTCTTTGCTGGCTTGAGTCGTTCCTGAAGGTTCAGCGAGACGAAGCACACGTGTTCATATGTGCAAAGAGAGTTGATGCGTCAGCCTTGTAGCAGTCGCATTCCGGCCTGACATTGCGCAAGCGTATGCTCGTTACATCTAGGAGCAACGCTATGAATTTCCCGATATGCATCTACGATCGAACGGGTACTGGGCTCCGGCTTCCTTCCGAGTGGTGGATTGATCTCCAGTCAGATCTCCCCGCTCTAGTGAACGGTAGTGAGCGCATAGATCTGCCACGTTCCTCGAAAGATGAGCGCCCTCGCCTGGATCCTCAAGTTCTCAGTGATCTATCCAGACGAATCCGGGGCTCTCAATGGCTAGATTAGATCCAGCTCAAGCGCCAGGCGTTCGTTGGCTTTTCTTCCGACTTCGCAATGGGCAGTCGATCAGCCCGGCTAGGCTAATGTCTGTCTGGTGCGAAGCTACGGAATCAACCGAGTGCGCAGTCCGCCGCGAAATCATTGACGGCGCTGGCTACGTATATGCTCTCTATGCACCAAATGGACTGCGCTCCCCCCGTCGTGTGGAGCTGCGCATGAGAGCACTTCTGGAAGAAGCTGGGTATGCCTTCACGATGGGGAGTTTGGCTGGAAGGCACCCAGCCGACGGCTGAGGGGCGCCGCTTCCAAGGCTGAAGGACCATCGTCTTGTGGATTCCCTGCAGCCCTCGAATGCTCCCTTGTGCCTATCCAGGCTGTTGAGGAGCGCTGCCTAAGCGACAAGCCGCCGTCTCCGAGAGTGTGGTCGCAGCTTATGAAGGGCTTGCTGGTTCGCCTATTTGCTCCGTTAGAACTGTAAGGGCCTGCTCAAAGGCGGCGACGAAGAGCTCGCCGCCATCGTCTCGGTGCTTTGCCGCGATCTTTGGCAGCAACTGGAGCCACACATCGGACAGGTGCTCGCGCGCGGGATGGGTCGCGACGGCCATGCGCAGCCCATATTCCATTGCTTTCAGATAACCGCGATGGACTTCGATCGCGACTTCGCAGGAATGAAGGCGGTCCAGCAGTTCGGAGATGCCATCGTTCATTTAGGGGCCTCGGTATCGAACGGACCGTCGGGCTTTGGGTCGAATAGCGCAAGCAGACGCTCACGACGGCACTGCTCGAGCCAGTGATGCCAGATCTCCATTTCGTCCATCAAACCTGTGGCTGCGCAAGCTGGGCAGGTGAGGGTGGTTCCCTTCGAATCGGTTTGAAAGCCTGCGTCTTTAGTCATTGACGACCTGAGTCCACAGCTTTTGCAGGTTGAGCGCACCTGCTTTAGGTGGATGATCGCGCCATTGAGCGCAAGCTGGGGCAGGATCGAATGAATCCTGAAGGCGTTGGGAGGGTGCATAGCCGTGCCGTTGTGGGGCTGGACACGGGAGCAAAGGATTTTGCACCGGAGAAGAGCCACGAGAGAGCAGTTTCTACTACATGATGTGAGCTTCGCATCACACCAAGCTCAAGTGGACGATCGCGCTTGCTTCCCGGAGCCTCATGGCTGGTGGACTCGAAGCACTCAAGCTGCCATATTTCGCAGAACTTCCGGTTGCTTTCTAAATGAGCATCCTCAACGTTCTGCTCACTCGCGACCACCTGGTCGTCGCTGTAGACACTCTGGCAGAGGATGCCAGGACAGGGGCGCATTTCGCGGGGGCGAAGCTGCTGCCAATCCCTCAGCACAACCTGGTACTGGCCACTCGCGGTTCCACCCAGTTCTTCCTTCGCATCTACGAGCTGGCGCTGCAGGCCAGCTTCCGCGCAGATTTCACGGTGGAGCAGCTGTCCACCGAGCTTGGGTTGGTGGTGGACCAGCTATGGCCGAACTATGAGAAGGCAGTGGCCGAGGCCGGCCTGCCGATCGAGCAGCTCGGGACAGAGCTTGTGCTGGGTGGCTGGTCGCCGAAGAACGGCCGGATGATGGCCATTGGATATGCCAAGAGCGACAGTCAGCGGCCCTGCCTGGTCCAGCCGATCGAAAGCCAGCTGGCGTCGCCCGGGGAGCCGCTCCAGGCTTTGACGCCGAGCATGGCCCAAGCCGATCTCATGGCCCATGCGCGTCTCCAGGCCGGCTACCTCAATGAGCAGATGGGCCGCGTGGTGGCGGGCGGGCGGCTGTTGGCTGGCTTCCTGCAAAAGGGGCAGGCCGTGATCAAAGATCTAGGGGAGCTTTAGGTCGTCGGACGTAAGCCCTGCTAACGCCAAAATTCGATCCTTCCTCATCTGCTCGCCCCAGAGGATCCACGCCTGGTCGCTGGTGAGCGTCCCCGTCACCTTGCAGGCTGGACAGGTGAGCTCTACACCATCCTCCACGTCGACAAGCCCCATGCCGCGGGACAAACGTGATTCGTCTCCGCATGCGCCGCACTTAGCCTGAAGAGTCTCGACTCGCTCGATCGTCCCATTCAGGCGCAACAAGGGGCGGATCCGAAGGATCCGGAAAGCAGTCGGGGTTGTCATGTGTCGTGCCTATGAGGGGCTAGACACGGGGGCGAAGGATTTCGCGCCTGAGAGGAGCCAGATGCGTCAACCATACAGCATGAATCGTCAAGAACATCGTGCTGGACAAATTCTCTCGACGGACGCTCGGCCGGCAAGCAGCTCAACCCGGAGCGGATGAACTGCGCCACGCCAGTAGCCATCCCGAACAATTCAGACATGTGCCTGCGGCTTCGCAGGATCTGCGACGGCCAGCCGTATCCTTCCGGCCATGCAGTCTTCCCACGGCTTCCGCACCGCCCCGATCCCCGCTGGCTGGGTTCAGACCGGTGAGCGCTGGGCGCTCTGGTACAACGGCCGCGAGACGGCCAGCGTCACGCCCGATGGCGGCCCTGGGGTCCGGCTATGGATGGAAGGCCAGAAGATGTGGCAGGTGAAGGAAGTGCGCGCCGCCAGCGTCCGGCAGGCGAAGCGCTACGCCGAGCGCTGGTGCGCAGCACGGCTGTATCCCGAGCTGCCGCTGCGTGAGGCCGTTGCCCGGCTGACCGACAGCACGCCGATCCAGTTGCCGGCGCCACTGCCCAGCCTGCCGCCGACCCGCGAGCAACGGCAACAGGCCCGGCGCCTGGCCGAGGCCGGAGCGAAGGAGGTCGAGCGGATCAAGGCAGCACTCGAACCGCGCAAGCCGCCGGCAGAGATCAAGCCCCGAGCGAGGGACGTCCGCAGCAAGGCGTGGGTGAGGGCAGGGCTCGAGCAGATGCGGCGGGGCGTCTGAAAGGCCCGGCCGCGCTCCGCAGTTGCTGCGGATACAGCGTTTTGCGGCGCTTGCGGATCCTGGGCCGTGCGTAATCTGGCACAGCATTGGCACAGATCGCACTAAGAGCATTGGAGAATATAGCTGGGTCGTCCCCCTCCTAAGGGGAAGGTCGCCCGTTCGAATCGGGCCGGGGTCACCAGAATCAGTCACTTGCGACGATTCGTGATCGTGTGGCGCTCCTTGTTCCACGGCACCTTCCAGTGCTTTGGTCGCAGTGGTCACAATGGCCAGTCAACAGGCGGCCCTCGCCACGAAGCCGTCCTCCCCTTCAGGCGTCAGGTGCGCAGAAGGGCCCAGACTGTCGAGCCTGTCATATTTGCCCGTATACCTGCGGGGTAGACTCGGTTGGCACGCATGAGGCGTGCACTACGCCAATACCGAGGACGATAGTCATGTTGAAGGGATTGAAACCTCTCACCGCTGCCGCCGTGTGCCTGCTCGGCCTGTCCGCCTTTGCCCAGAGCGCTGCTGCGGCGCAATGGGTAGACAGCGGCCGCACCGCGTACGTAAAGACCAGTTTCTTCGGCAGTTTCGCCTACCACACCTGCGACTCCAGCGGTGCGCAGATCCAGGGGTACCCGGGTAGCTGCGGCGGCGATGCCGGCAGTGGCTGGACGTCCAACTACACGGCCTCCAGTGACCTTGCCAACAGTCAGCTCATGGCCTGCAACCACAATCCGTTCCAGCTCGGCTCGGCCTGCTACGGCCTGGCGTATGCGATCAATGGCCAAGCGTACGCTGGCGGGCTGCCTGCCGCCTGCAATCTTGGCGCGCGCGCGGTGGTCACCGCGTCCAGCATGGAAACCGTCGAGATCCAATACGAAGAGCTCGACGTGGACACCATCGAGTCGGCACGCGAGTACGTCTGCCGGTAAAGCGCCGACAGGTCGCCGCCGTCGAGTGCGGCGGCTTCCTGCATGGGACATCCGTCTCACGTACTGTTACCGCAGCCCAGTTCGCGCAAGCACGTCCGCTGCAAGCGCCTGCTCATCACCCTCCAATCCAGGCAGTGACCGCGGCGGGTTGACGGGACCACACAGGCATCCATATGCCCGCACAGTTGCAACCGGTTCAACCTCGGCATTACCCGCGTATCGGTGGCTGGCTCGATTCGGTTGCAGCGACGCAACGCTGGGCTGGTCCGGGCGTTGCGTTTCCTCTGCTGCCTGAGGCATTCGCACAGGCTCTTGAACTGGCTGAGCGCCCGGGTTGCGTGCTGTTGGACGGGGAGGGTGCGTGCATGGGGTTCGGCCAGTACTGGTTGACCGCGCCCGGCACTGCCCACCTGGGCCGCATCATTGTCTCGCCGCAGGCGCGTGGGCGCGGCTTGGGACGGGTGCTGATGCAGTTGTTGTGTGCCGAGGCCCTGCGGTCGCCGGATGTGCAACGCCTGAGCCTGCGTGTCTATCGTGACAACGTCGCAGCGTTCGCGCTCTACCGCGATTTCGGCTTCCAGCCGGTGGAAGATGCCTCGACGCCGGAATTGTTGTTCATGCAGCGCAGCGAGGGCTGA